TTCTGCCGATGCAACGCAGGAGAACTTGTTAGACCGCTTGGAAGACCAAATTTTTATGCAATCTATGGTGGCGAATATTTCCGATGAAAGCTTCGGCAGCAGCTCCGGGACAGCCCTTGCGTACAAGTTGCAGCCGATGAAAAATCAGGCAGCAAACAAGGCACGGAAATTTTCTTCCGGCATGAATCAACGCTGGAAACTGATTGCAAGCCATCCGGCAACGAAAATGGCAGCGGATGCGTATCTGGGTATCACCTATCAATTCACGCAAAATGCACCAAAGAACCTGCTCGAAGAGGTACAGACCGCCGCTCAAATGGCAGGTGTGACTTCCAAAGAAACGCAGCTTTCTGTCATTTCTGCTGTCGATGACCCAAAGAAAGAACTAGAGAAAATCGACTTGGAGAACGGCGGTGAGGCGGTGGATACGTTGCAGGCAGAGCGGGTGACAGGCGATGCAGAGTGACACCTACTGGAGCAAGCGGCTGCAAGAATTGGATGTATCTTTAAGCAAAGATGAAAAGCAGCTCTTCTCGGAGTTATCAAAATACTATGAACAGGAATATGCAGCACTGGACAAAGAAATCGCAGCGTACTATGCAAAATATGGTGAAGAGAATGTGATTGCCTTCCGAACATTGCTGCTAGAATTACCGGATGCAGACAAGCAACTGCTGCTGCAAAACATGGATGAATTTGCAAAGCAATATCCAGAGTTTGCCGACCTGCTCCCCGTTCGAGAAAGCATTTACAAACTGAACCGCTTGGAAGGTTTGCAGACTTCCATCGTATTGCAGCAGTTGAAAATCGGAGCGATTGAGCAAGCGAAATTTCGAGAACACTTTGAGAAACAGGCGTTGAAATATGCAAACTATGCAGCGGAGCAGTTGGGATTCGGGACGAATTTTTACCGGATTGACAGCGAGATGCTGCAAGTTGTGATTGGGAATCCTTGGTGCAATGGCAAAGATTTTTCTGAGCGAATCTGGGCAAACCGAGAAGCCTTAGCACAGACTTTACAAAACGAGATTGCAAACGGTCTGATTCGTGGTGAAGATTACAAAACCATGTCAAGAATCTTGCAGCAAAAGTTTGAAAATACGTCCCAGAAGCAAGCAGAACGGCTGGTTTTTACAGAAGATACCTACTTATCCAATGAAGCGAAAATTCGACCATTTGAACGGAATGCAGCTTATACGCATTATGAATATCTCTGTGTAGAAGACCATCGGACTTGTGAAACCTGTCGTGCGTTGAGTGGACAGACATTTGAAATCAGCAAACGGAACGCTGGCTTGAATTTTCCACCCATGCACCCGTGGTGCAGATGTACCGTTATGCCGGTGGTGGAAGATTTGGAGACGATAAAAAGTCGGTTGACTTCTGGTGGAAATGATGGTAAAATAGAAGTAAGATTTGAAACTCCAGAGAAGATGCAAAAGCATTACGATAAACATATTGATAAGTATGGAAATATTTCTATATCAGAATACATAGCTCTTGCAAATGAGCTGGTAAACGCAAAAGATACTGATGACATAGAGAGAATTGTTCGTTCTGACGAAAGCACAGCTATTTATCGCTTTTCAACAAATGATTTTTTAGTCATTACAAAAGATGGGTATATTCGAACATTCTTTAAGCCAGATGATGGAGAAGCATATTGGAGAGAAGAACATGAAAGAAATTAAATGCCCTTGTTGCGGAAAGAGCAGAGTTCAAGAATATGATATTTGCGAAATATGCAATTGGGAAAACGACCCAATTCAAATGGCACATCCAGAATTAAAAGGTGGTGCAAATAAAATGTCATTAAATGAAGCAATTCATGCTTTTCAAAATGGCAAAGAGGTAAAATAAAAATCAACTGCAACGATTAGCCGCAAACAAGAAGTAAAATTTTGAGGTGATTATCTTGTCGGAAGATGATATGGAAATTATCATGTACAAAATTCTCAAGTATCTATATGAGTGCCTGAAATCCGGAAGAAAAACATCGATTGCAGATGTTGCATGGGAATGTCGCCTATTCCATATTACAAGAACATACTGGCTTGTAATTATGCGAGAATTGATTGAATCCGGATATGTTTCTGGCATTCAGTACATTGCCGCAAAGGATATGGAACAGATTTTAGAAGTCGGTACGTTTTCAATTACGAAAGCAGGCAGAGAATATTTGTCCCAAAACGGCATGATGCAGAAAGCAAAGGAATTTCTTGGGAAACCATTTGAGATTCTTCTTGGTGCTGTAATTGGAAGACTATAAGACCAGAATACTTACAAAAAAAGAATCATTTTTATAAAAGCATCTCGTAAGAGGTGCTTTATTTCATGCTTGAAAGGAGAAAATAATGGCAACATACAGAGCGGCGGAGCTGAAAGACACAGTAGCACGGATGTGCAGTGACGACTACAAAGAACGGTTTAAGGCAGAGTATGTACAAGTGGCTATCCGGTATCAGAAGTTGAAATGCATGCTTGACAGATGGGACGAGGGAAAGCTGAACTTCATTCCAACCTGTCCAAGAGGGGTTTATAATTTCCAGATCAGAGCAATGGCTGACTATATCGCTAGTCTGGAAGCCCGTGCAGCGATCGAAAATATCGAACTGTTATAACTACCGCCCCGACCACGGGCATAAACTGGCGGAGGGAACGGAAAAAAGAACAAACAAGCCTGTGGGTACGGCGTTCTCATATCAACAAATCAGCATCTGAGCAAATCAGGTGCTTTTTTCATGCCCAAAAACAGA